GACGCGGCGTCGCGCATCGCCCGCGAAGAATTTGACAAGGCGTTTGAGGCTGCGCGCAAGCAAGAAAGCGAATTGTGGGAGGCTATTCCAAAAGACGTAACGATTGACACCGCGCCGCTGTTTCGGCGGTTTGACGCGTTGGTGGCAGCTACGCCGGTAACAGGGCAGCAAAACATCCCCGCTTACGCGCGTAAATTTTTGAGCGCGGACAGCGCCGACCGTTTAGGCGACACCGCCACCCCTGCTGAACTACAAGAGTTGCGGTCAGAACTTCTTGCGTTGCAGCGCGCGGCCCGCAAAGCGGGTAACGACAACCAAGCGCGTATTATCCGGCACATTTCTGACGACGTTTTAACCACGCTCAACAGTTTGCCGGAGACAGGAGGGCCGTACGACGTAGCCCGCAATTTTAGCCGCAACGTAAACGAGGTATTCCGCGACAGCGCGGCGGGGGCGCTTGCGCGTAGATCGGGCGCAGGCGAACCAACTATTGCGCCGGAGTTGACGCTAGAAAAACTGTTGAAATCTGGCGGTCCAGACGCCGACGTGGCGGCGCGCGATCTGTTGGCGGCTACTAACAACAGCCCAGCAACACGTCAGACCATTGAGGATTACCTTACGCGGTCGTTCCGCGACCGCGCAGTGTCGACCGACGGACGCATTAAGACTGAAAGCGCTACCAACTGGATGCGCCGTAACGACGCGCTTTTGCAGCGTTTTCCAGAGGTGCGTAACCGGCTGGCCGAAACCGTGTCGGCGCAGAGCCAGGCGGAAACATTGGCCGCCCGGCAGGAAACGGTGGAAAGCGGCCTGCGCCAGCGCAGCGACAAGCGTATGGACAGGCTGCTTGACCAGCGGCAAGAAAGCGCGGTGGCGCGGTTCCTCAACGCCGAACCGGGCACAGAGGTAAGCCGCGTGTTTGACGCGGACGACCCAGCGGCGATGGCGGCGTCATTGCGGCGGTCAGTCGACCGCGACCCGTCAGGTAAAGCCCTTGCTGGCTTGCGCGGGGCGTTTGTCGACAACCTGTTTGCTCGCGCGCGGCAAACAACGCCTGACGGGGCGGTGTTTAAAGGTAGCGCGATTATGGACGCGCTGAACGACCCCAAGCAGGCCGCAGCGCTACAAGCTGTGTTTGACGCGCCGGCCCTCCAGCGGCTCCGGCAGATTGGCACGGAATTGACGGCGCTGGAACGCGCGCGCGGCGCGGGGTCGCTACCCGGCGGTGTCCTTGAAGACGCGCCGGCGAAGGTGTTGAATTTTGTAGCCACCATTCTTGCCGCTCGTTTTGGTGGTCAGTTAGGCGCCAGCACAGGGCTTGCAGGCGGCTTACAGGCCGCGGGAAAAGCGTCTAGCGCCGCGTCTAAGTTTGTCCGTTTTCTTACGGTAGACCGCGCGCAACGCATTTTAAGAGACGCGGTCACCGACCCAGAACTTTTTTCGGCGCTTATGTCTCCGTTTAGAACATCCCAACAGCAAAACGAGGCGGCTCGTAAATTGCAAGGGTGGATGGCGGGCACCGCAGGCCGGGCGGTTGCCGGCGAGGACGAAGACAACCGCTCGCCCAATGCGATGGCCCCTGAAGGGGCGCGCGCCAACGTCAACGCTTTCACGCGCTAGAGGACGCCCATGACGCAAGATTTGTACAACATCATCGTGGGCATCGCCGGCGCCGCGATTGGTTGGATGATGAAAGTGGTGTGGGAAAGCGTCAGGGCGCTGCAAACCGACATGAAGGCCATTGAGCGCGAACTGCATACAAGCTACGTCAGCAAGGACGACTACAGGGCCGACATCCAAGAGATTAAAGAGATGTGCAAAGCGATCTTTGAGCGGCTAGAACGCAAGGCCGACAAGTAATGGAACTGCCCAAGTTGACGCCTGTTGTGCAGTTTGCGACGGCCAGCTTCGCGCTGGCTGTTGGCGGCTATTCTGCGGGCGAAAAGTTTGGCTGGTTCAAGAACGAGATTATCGCGTGGGCGCCGGAGCATTTCAGGATCGTTGACACCAAGATTGGCCAGCCCGTTACGGTAACAGTGGCGCGGGTTAAGAAGCGCGACGACTGTTCAGTCGAAGGGTTCGAGGTGACCGTGCGCGACGGCGCTGGTGTCATCCACCAGGCCACGCCAAGCATGACGCGGTTCACCGGTCCCGCTGGCCCTGAGATCGACACCTTCACCTACCTGCTGGACATCGCCGACAAAGAAACCATTGCCCAAGGACGGGCGACGCTGTTGGCTACCATTAAGTACAAATGCCCTGAAGGTGAGCGGACTGTCACCTACCCCCGGCACCAGAACCTGACCTTCATGTTGGAGCGATAGGATGGACCAGCTTCTGAACCTTGTCCGCACGGTCGCGCCGTCCATCGCCAGCGCCGTCGGCGGCCCTTTGGCGGGCATGGCCACACGCGCCATTTCGGAGGCTCTGCTGGGCAAGCCAGACGGCACCGAGGCCGAACTGACCGAGGCTGCGGCCAAGGCCACGCCGGAGCAGCTTCTGGCGCTGAAGACCGCCGAACAGGACTTCGCGGTCAAGATGCGCGAGTTGGACATCGACTTAGAACGCATCGCCAACGCCGACCGTGACAGCGCCCGCAACCGCGAGGTCGCGGCGAAGGATTGGACCCCGCGCATTTTGGCCGGATTGATCACGGCGGGGTACTTCGGCGCCCTGTTCTACATGCTGCAAAACGGCCTGCCGCAGCACGGCGGGTCTGAGGCCTTGTTGATCATGCTGGGCACTCTTGGCACGGCTTGGGGCGGCGTTGTAGCGTACTACTTTGGCAGCAGCGCCGGCAGTAAAGAGAAGACCGACGCGATGAATAGGATGGCTCGCAGGTGATCACTTCCAAGTTAATGCAGGGTTTGGGTTGGGCCGATCCGGTCGAATGGTCTGCGGTGTTGGACGACGCCTGCAACCGCCACGGCATCATCACGTCCAAGCGCATCGCCATGTTCCTGGCCAACACGGGCCACGAGAGCAACGGCGGCCGCGCCATCCGCGAGAACCTGAACTACAAGCCCTCTGCGCTGGTGGCGCAGTGGCCCAAGTATTTCCCGCCGGAATACGCCGAAGAGGTGGGCCGCACGGACGCGCACCCGGCGGATCAGAAGGCCATTGCCGAGGCGGCCTACGGCGGGCGCATGGGCAACAAGAACCCCGGCGACGGCTGGCGCTTCATCGGCCGCGGGCTGATGCAGACGACCGGGCGGTACAACTACGAAAAGCTGGCGCAGACCATGGGTATGCTGGTAGATGATCTGCCAAGCTGGATCGAGACCAAGGAAGGCGCCGCCGAAAGCGCGGCGTTCTATTGGGCCGCTAACGGCTGCAACGAACTGGCCGACGCTGACGCGCTGGACAAGTGCCGGCAGCGGATCAACGGCGGCCTGATCGGCATAGCGGACGTGCGCGAGCGGTATGTTAAGGCGCTGGGACTGTTGACGTAGGAGCCGACGATGGAACGGAACTCAATGCGAAGCGCTATGCTGCCAGACGCCCCGGCGCGGCCTGACAACGCCTTCACGCGGTTCCTTGACGCTGCCGGCACCGGCATCGGCGACGCCTACCGGTCGTTCATGGAAACGCCCGCCCGTATGCGCCAGCAGATTTACGATTACCAAATCAGCCTCGGCGTCAGCCCTGAGATGGCCGCCATGCGCGCCGACCGCATCGCGGGCCGTGCGGGCATGACCACCGGCGCTGTCGGTCTGATGGTGCCTCAGACCGCGTCTGACGTGGCGCTGACCGCAGCCGGGCCGCTGGGGCGGCTAGCGCCGGGCGCCGGTCGTGCGGCGTTGGCTGCCGGCGGGGCGATGATGGGATTTTCACCAGGTGAAGCGGAGGCGTCTGTGATTAAACGAGCGCAAGACGCGGCGCGCGGGTTGTCGATCACGGATCGGTTTAGGTCTGTGTTTCCTCAACCGCAACGTATGATGCCCGAAGGTGAGCAAGTGTTGGGCGGCAGGTATTTAGAAAATCCTGCGCAAAACCCAGACACCGGGGCTTTTACCGGGCAAGATATTACAGGCCAAACCCGCGCTGGCGCCCGCATTGAAATCGACGCTAATGGGCGCCCGGTTTTCTTAACGTCGCCAGACGCAGCCGAAGCATCAGATAAGGGCGGCGTTATTCGCACAAATCTTTTTCGGCGTAGCGCAGGATGGAATTGGGCGGGAGAGCCTCCACCTAACGCTGAAAATTATTCAACGCTTGTTTCTGTAACCCACGGAAACAAGCATTATTATTCGCTTGGCACTGATTTTGAAGGCCCGGTCCAAATGGCGCG